GCAGATGATGCGGGCATTACAGTCTTTATTCAGGGTCTTGATGCAGACTTCAATGTACAATCAGAGACAGTCACCCTTGACGCTACTGACCCAACAACAACCGCTGTAGCATCTCAAAACACTTATATTAGATTGTTTAGAATGTACAACACTTCTTCACAGCAAGAAGTAGGAGATATTTCAGCACATTACGGTACCTCTTCTGGCATTAAAATCGCTCAGATTAGTGCGGGTGAGGGGCAGACACTTATGGGTGTCTACACTGTTCCAGCGGGATATATAGGGCTATTGATGCATTATGAATTCGCTGGTAGTGCTAACTCTCCTATCAAATCTAGATTGCTCATGCGAGAACCAAATGGTGTATTCAGAACAATGCACAAGGGCGCAACATATGGCGGTCAGTATGAATATATCTTTGGTGTCCCAGTCACACTCGCGGAGAAGACTGATGTTGACCTAAGAGTTACTGCTGGTACTGGTGCGGCGGTTATCACTGGCACATTTAACCTTGTTTTAGTCAAAGAAAACGAGTTTAATCAGTGGTCCGAAGGGTACTAATACCCAGAGTACCCTAGTCAGCACAGCCCCTTACAGACCCTTGTAGGGCTTACCTAACTCATTGATTATTAAAGCATTTTTAATGCTTGACAAGTGAACCTACAGATAGTAATATAAGCATATAAGTTGTTGATTTCATTAGGCCAAATAATTGGAAAAAAGTGAAAAAAATGCTTGACATTTCCTCAGATTCGTGTATAATAAGCATTATAAAATGAAAAAACGGTTGTGAGGACTGTAATATGAAACTAGTAATTTGTACCCAATTCCGCGAAAACTATGGTTCCCATGATTGGGACGGCAAGGGTACTTGCCCGCAGTATTGGAAAAACAAAGGTGGTGACACCTTTGTGGTTGAGGTTTCCCTCGCCGAGGCGCAGGACCCTGCGTTTTATGCGGCCGTGGAGAAGTGCATTGAGCATTCCTCCGATTACTCCGAGGAGTATATTATCGGCCAGCACCTGGTTGACGATTGCGATTTCGATCCGTCAACCTTGGTTGAGGAATGGGAAACCGTCACTTATGCTCGTTTGAGCATTGATGGTCACCTCAACTGCGAGAAGGATGTTAGGTCCTACGATATGTCCAACAGGGTCGTAGGACAGCGTTCTTGGAAACAAGACGAGAACGGCCAGCGTGAATGTTCCCTCATTCGTTTTGAGGAGGCAGCGTAATGGTAGATAAAAGACATGGCGGTCCTTATGACCGTGGTTCTGCAGATAGTTATTATCAACGTGGTGAAGACCCGCATTATTATGTAGGCGCCAACTACAACTCCGAAAATAAGGTTGACATCACTGATAGAACTAGTGTAGAATATAAAGAATATATGCTCGGTTATGAAGATAACGAGCGTATTGGTTCCCATAAAAAGTGGGATTAACTTTGATGATGAAAGGAGACATTTATGTCTAAAACAGCTACAACCCAGAACCAGAAGGTTCTTAACTTCCTCCGTTCCGGCCAGTCACTGTCTGTCAAGCAGGCTCAGGGTCTGTTCGGTGTTGCTTCTCTTGGCAAGCGTGTAAGCGAGCTCCGTGCAAACGGTCATGCTATTTACACTAACACTGCTAAGAACGGTACTACTGTATATCGTCTGGGTACTCCTAGCCGTGCTATGATTGCAGCTGCTTATCAGGCTGTTGGTTCCTCAGTATTTGAGTAATCATTTGTAATGAGGTATGGGCTCCACCTTAACGGGCCCACCTTATTATTGTATTCGGAGATACTAAATGGCAAATCATGTAGATAATAATCTTAAGGTCACTGGCAACCATGCTTGCATGAATGCTTTTGATCGCATATTTTCTAAACTTTTTGATGAATCAGGATTAGAACACGCACATTTCCTACCTGACTGGGATCGTGATGATTATCCTTCATATGAATGGATGAGCGACTATGTAGGGCCTAAGTGGGCTCATGCTGATTACTACGAGGAAGGCAATGATTTTGTCAGTATCACCAGTGCTTGGTGTAGTATATTTCCGTTTACAAAAGCTCTTGCTCGATATCTTGAGGAGCTTGATCCCAAGGTTCGTGTTGAACTTACATATATAGATGAGTTTATTAATTTTGCCGGTTGTGCTGTTTGGGCCAACGGTGATTGGGACGTTGAAGAAGCAGATCATAACTTCTTTGAACAAATTTGGTTGGCAGAAGGCGGTACGCCTTTTGACAGCGAGGACTATGACACTTGGGAATACCGCGACATGGTACAAGAAAAAATTATGTCGTGGTCTAATGATATGGCCTGTTGGATGGAGAATATGCAAGATGATGAAAATGAATAACGAAATTGTTAGTGTAGTAACCTCTGTAGGTGAGTTTGTCGGTAAATTTATAGCAGACTCTCCTGAAGGAATTACTATTGAAGATCCTAGAATGATTGTACACAATCAACAGGGCATGGGTTTTGCTAAAGGTGTTAGTATGGCAGGAGTGGAAGAACCTAAGAAGGTTACTTTTAACAACGCTCAGATAGTAGTGGTGTCAGAAGTCAATCCTGCAGTAGAAAAGGCATGGCGACAGTTTACATCGGGAATAGTATTATGAGTAAAATTGGGTTTACCTGTTCCACTTTTGATTTACTTCACGCTGGGCATATCACAATGCTCAAAGAAGCAAGAAACCAGTGTGACTGGTTGATTTGTGGACTACAAACGGACCCTACTATTGATAGGCCAAATAGCAAGAACAAGCCGATTCAGTCTCTTGTAGAACGCTACATTCAGCTTGAGGCTGTGAAGTATGTAGATGAAATTGTTGTATATCAGACTGAAAAGGATCTTGAGGATCTATTGCTTACACTTGATATAGATGTTCGCATTGTAGGTGAAGAATATAGAAATGCAAAATTCACTGGACAAGACATCTGCAAGCAACGTGGTATAGAATTATACTTTAATAAACGTGAACACAGTTTTTCTACTACTGAACTACGGGAGCGTATCCATGCCGTTAAATCTAAGAGTATTAAAGCTGTATCTTGAGGATTGGGAATTTAATATGAGTGAATCAGATATAAAAAGTAAGATTGCTAAAGTAGTCATAGCTAGTCGTAGAACTTTAGATCCTAGCTTCAGGGCATACTGGAAGGACGCTGCCAAAAAAATGGCAACTAAATATAATGTAAGTCTAACAGAAATTGAAAAATGTCCGGAGTATTACTATGAATCTAAAACTAGTCGCTATCACTAAAATATATAAAAATATAGGATCTGAAGATCTGCCTATGTGGCGTCATGTTGACGGCCATGAATATATCATAGCTTTCTTTGATAAAGAACCAGCCTGGCAAGAGGTAGGTGAAGAAATTAATAAATTCCAACACATACTGGAAGGTAAAATTGAAGTAGATGTAAAAGAATTGTATGTTGGTTTTGAACTATTTTCCTCAGACAGCTTGACACATTCGGAATCTTTTCAGTTACAAACAGGTGGGACTATAGACTTTCCTGCACAAGATGTAACAAAAATAGATGTGACGGAATTACTGGATGGACTCAATACCTAAGATAACACTAGGCTATACGTATTACAATGAACCGGAACTGTTAAAAAAACAAATAAGACTTTGGAAAAAGTATCCTACTAATGTTGAAATTTTTTTAGTGGATGATGGTTCAGAAATATATCCCGCATATGATTTGGTGAAGCGTCTTCGCCTACCAAATTTTCAACTATATCGTGTTACTGAAGATATAGGATTTAATAGTCACGGTTGTAGAAATCTTATTGCAACCGTAGCATCTTCAAGCAATATTATGTTTTTGGATATAGACGCGCATCTGGCGGTTAAGGATGCGTTTTCTATTAGTGAAATGGAAGTTAAAGATAATTTTGTTTATAAAATGGCTATGTCTGTAGGAAGAAAACAATATTCGTTTCCTGGGCACCATAATATTTTTGTAATTAATAAAGATACTTTTTGGCGCTCCGGCGGTTATGATGAATCGTTTACAGGTTATCACAAAGGTGATCGAGAATTTCTTTCTAGGTTGGATAGAATATCTAAATGTGTTGAAATACCTGATGTTGTTATCAAATTAATAAGAGGCGGCAGAGAATCTATTGTTGATACAAGCGTCAAAATAACTACATATGATGATAAAAACATGATACTACGGATACCTAAAAGAACTCCTAGTGACAAAGAATTAAAAGGCAAAGTTAATGGTAATTTAAACTTCCATTACCAAAAGATTTTATAAATACTGATATGCTTACATTAAAAAGATTCCTCACTGAGGCCACAGACGAAGATAAATTGACTCACCTTGAACACGTTGAGGACCATGCTGTCCACGGTGGTTCCAAGGGATTCGCTCATGCCTTTCATACACTAAACGGTGTACATGATACATTAATGGGCAAACAGGGTGGCACTAAGGTTACAATGAAGTATGATGGTAGCCCCTCTGTAGTTTTCGGTCACCACCCTGAGACAGGTAAGTTTTTCGTAGGTACTAAGGGTACATTCAACAAAAAACCTAAGATAGCACACACCCCTGAAGATGTAGAAAAACACTACAAACACTCTGAAGGCCTAAAGCAAAAAATGCACGCTGCTTTAGAACACTTACCTAAAATTATGCCTGACAAAGGGATTTATCAAGCAGACATTATGCACACACCTAATGACCTTAAACACGAAGGTCATAGAATATCACATAAGACACAGCTTATCACATACCATCACAAACCTAACTCAGAGGAAGCACGAAAGGCTATGAACTCTCAGATAGGTGTTGCTGTACACACAGCCTATGACGGTAAGACTATGCAGGATATGAAAGTCAGACAGGCACACGTACCTGAAATGAAAGACCATGAACACGTACATCAGTTTCCTATGTTTCATCAAATGGAACACGTATCATTTACACAGGATCAGCAGAAACAATACAAACAGCACATGGCAAACGCTATGGAAGCCTACAAGAAGGCACCTAAAGAGGCTTTTGAACATACACAAGCACATGAAGCTAAACACGGCAAAAAAGGTGCAGCAGTATCAGCATATCTAAACAAAACTGTAAGAGACGGTAGCACACCCTCACATGAAGGTATGGTTGACCACTTGACAGCACACTATGCCAAGAAAGCAGCAGGTGTAAAAACTGAAGTTGCTCAACAGAGGCATTTAGATGCTGGCAAGAAACACGTTGCTGGACTTAATAAAGAACATCTAACACACGTATTAGGTGTACACGGACACTTACAAAAAGCAAAGAACGTATTGACTGACGCATTTAACTCACACCACATACACGGGCATGAGTTTGATGGTGAACCTACAAACCCTGAAGGTTATGTTGTTCATCACAATGGCAGACCTTCTAAGTTTGTTTTGAGACATGAGTTTAGTAGGATGAACTTTGCGGCAAGCGAAATGAGGAAGAAAGGTGGCTAAGGATCATATTGTATTTACATTTGGGAGAATGAATCCCCCTACTACAGGTCATAGTAAACTGATTGACGCTGTACACAACCATGCCAAAGAGAATGGACATGACCATCAGGTTATTGTCAGTCATTCACAGGATAAGCATAAGAATCCTCTACATCAGGATCATAAAATAGAATATTTAAGTCATGTTCATCCTAATACTCACTTTGAGGCTTCCACAAAAGAACATCCTCACTTTCTTGCACAGTTAAAAAAGTTTCATCAGCAAGGATACAAACACGCTACTATGTTTGTAGGTTCAGATCGTGTAAAAGATATGAAAGAACTTGCACATAAGTATAACGGACCTGATGGTGATTATCACTTTGACAGTTTGAATATTAAATCAGCAGGTAAAAGAGATCCTGACGCTGAAGGTGTTGCAGGCATGAGTGGTACTAAGATGAGAGGCCACGCAGGAGACAACGACTTTGATAAATTTAGAGAAGGTTTACATGGGTCTGCTTCTGAACATCATGCCCGTAAGCTATTCAATGCCACCCGAAATGGAATGGGCCTTAAAGAAGAATCTTTGCGGATGACATTTGGGAAGTTTTTATCTGAAAATATTGTAAAAGGGTTTATGAATGAATAAAGAAGCAGTTTACGAACAATTAAAAGAAGACGAAGGAGTCCGCTATGACATCTACAACGATCACCTCGGATATCCGACCTTTGGAGTCGGTCACCTTATCACAGAAAATGACGAGGAATTCGGAAGGCCAGTTGGAACAGCAGTCTCTGAAGAAAGAGTCCGGTCGTGTTTCGAGCGAGACCTTGAAACTGCAATCGGAGAATGTCACAATTTATACGGAGACGGGAGCTTTGGAGACCTACCAGACGAGGTCCAGCAGATCCTGGTTAACATGATGTTTAACATGGGGCGCCCTCGCCTCTCTGGTTTTAAAAAGTTTAACGCTGCAATTGAAGCACGTGACTGGTTAGAGGCAGCAAAAGAAGGAAGAGACAGCCGTTGGTATAGACAAGTAACCAATAGAGCTGAAAGATTAATGGTAAGATTGGAGCACCTAGCTAGTTTAGAAAGGAGTTGATTATGAGAGAAGATATTATAAACGCCTCACGGTTACACTTTATGTCGCACATTGAAAAACACCGTATTAACGTAGAGAACTATCTCCGTAACGGTGTAGGCGTAGCAGAACACCCTGACATTATGGACAGCATTGAAGCAGAATTGGCCCACATGGCTGAGTACGAAGATAAATTAGAAATGTTAAATAAATATTTTGGAGAAGAAAATGGCTAAATTCAACAGACTGTTAGACGCCGACTTTCAACCTCCTAAGACTTGGATATTGGACCTGTCATTGGCGTTTGATTCTGATGTTCTTAGCGAAAAAGAAGCGGAAGCACTAAAAGCAGTAAAAGCAAAAATTAACAAGAACAACAAAATCACTGTGCCTAAGGGTTTCAAAACTGACTTAGCATCTGTGCCTCGTGCTTGTTGGTGGTTCATTGCACCCTTTGACGTAGCACGAGCAGGTGTAGTACACGATTACTTGTACTATTGCATCCGTCAATACAGAGCAGCAGCGGGCGATAAAGAAGATCCATGTGTTATCATGGATGCTAAACAGGCAGCTGATAAAGTATTCAAGGAAGCAATGACACTTTCAGAACACGTACCTGCATGGAAACAATATTTAGCACACAAAGCTGTTGCAGTTTTTGGTGCTTCTTCTATTGTACCGAGGGAAGAACTGTAAGTGTGGTTTTTGCTTGTACCTATACTAAG